CCTGCCGATAAAGCCAAGACAGACGGCCGTCAAGTGGTCTATGACAACGCCATGGCGCGGATCGCAAAATACGAGGTAGAACTTTCCGAACTTGAAAAGGAAATCGGAATAGTTACCCAAACAGACAATACAGGTGAAAAGGTTTCAGGATAACTTTCCCTGTGCCCTGCATCCCGGTTCCATCGAACCGTTCATGCACAAGGGAGACTGGGCAATACATGAAGTATTGCCCTCTCTTTTATCTGCCATAGGCCCGGCAAACATACGTATTGCAACATTCAGTATCTCGGAGGATAGCCTCAGACCCCTTTTTTTTCTCTCTGACGAGCGAATGATCACCGGTTTAAACCTTCTCCTTGACACTACCGTAAAGCGTCACAAATTAGACCTGTTTTTGTTTGCATCAAATATTACCCCGGAAATACGTATAGACTCCTGCCATGCCAAACTATTGCTCGTCGAAAACGAGAATTATCGTTTTGGCATAGCCGGTTCTGCCAATCTGAACCAGAATCACCGTTGGGAATCAGGTGTTTATTTCACCACCGGGCGACATTATGACTATTTCTCCCAAGCATTTAATGAAGCCTACGAAAATGCATTAAGCTATGAACTTATCCGATGAACAATTACAGCAGATCAGAGAGATGTCGGCCGCCCTGATGCCTCCCACTGAAATAGCCATTTTGCTCGGACTACCTCCCGATCAGCATGACTACTTCTGTGACATCTGTAAAAATCACCGGCAGACCTCAATATTTAATGTCTACCATCAAGGCCGTTTGCAAACCAAATACGAACTCCGTAAAACCGTCATCAAACTTGCCAAAGCCGGCAGCCCGGCAGCCGAACCGCTTGCCGACCGGTACATGAAAGAACAGATCATCAACGAGTAACACCATGCCTAAGAAAGACCCTACATACGAACGCATCGAACGTGCCCTTTATAAAGATCACGATGAAAGCGCCCTCATTCTCACTTCCCGTGAAATGGAAATCAAGGCCCGGATGATGCTCTGTGTCAGCAAGCGAATGGAATCTCCTCTCATTGAAGATTCCGAACTCGTGAACTTCCTGATGCACGGTTGTGGCGGCCAGGCCGAACCAGTCAGCAAATCACAGGCCTACCGTGATATCGCCATGCTTAATCGATTGGTCGGGAATATCCAGCTCGCTGCGAAATCATGGTACCGTTACATGATTGTCGAAGGTGGCAAGAAAGCCTTTCAGCTCGCCATCGACAGCGGAGATGCCAAAGGTGCGGCA